TCTCAAAAGATTGGGCTAATTTTTGATATTGATTTGAGTAAAGGAGATAGATTTTGATGAATGATGTGAAGAAAATGATTCAGATAAGTGGGGAATCGATTCCTGATTATGCCAATTACTTTACTATAAGTAAAGGGCAAGGTAGTCACAAGCTGACAATTGAATTTCACCACAACATCGAGGATAGCCCCACAGGACAAGAACTATTCTCACTAATCGAGGAACCTACAGTCGTGGACAATAACCAAATCAGGTTCATGTTGAACAGCGCTAATGCCAAATGTCCTACACGAGGCACGCATGGTGCAGCAGGATTTGACTTATACGCAAGTAGTGGAGGATGGGTTTGGGCAAACAGTTATGCCACCTTCAATACAGGCGTATCTATGGCAATTCCTCCACACCTGGATGGACAAATATGTCCTAGATCAGGACTAGCCTTTAAAAAAGGCATAGTGGCTGTTAATGGAGAGATTGATCCTGATTACAGAGGTGCTGTTAGTGTTATGTTAGTTAACCACACTGATAAAGACTTCCATGTAGCTATTGGTGATCGTATTGCCCAGATAGTTTTCAGGCACGTATCAACCAATGCTGCACTAGTCGACTCATTAGATGAAACAGCCAGAGGCACCAACGGCTTTGGATCCACTGGTTATTAACCCCTATAAAGAGAATCTATAATGCAAAAAGTAGAAATAATCATGTTCACCTCAGGTGATTCATGCCCGGGTTGCAAAACCATGAAACCAATTGTAGAAAAAGTTGAGAACGTTCGAGTAGTCGACGTTCGAGAAGATCACAAGGAGGCGCGCAACTACTCAATACGTGGTGGCTTGCCTGTATTTATTAAACTAGTCAACGGTGCATTCCAAGAGCGTGCTGATGGCACTATGACACCGGCTCACTTTATTAATTGGGCCAGTCATCCGTAGGAGGCTACATGCACATATTGGACCCTGAGCAGCTATTCAGTGAAGTTGAGCTAGATGTTTATGACTGTCCCATGCTTCCCAAGGAAGTAGACAATAGAGGTTATCTCTATGTGGTAACAGACACTGCATTCCCTGCCTATTTTAAAATAGGCAAAACACAGAACATGAAGAAACGGTTAGCTCAGTACAATCAAGACAAGCCTTACCCAACGACCAGACTACACGCAATAAGCGAAATGTTTGAAGACGTAGGGCTAGCAGAAAGAAACGTACTACAAGCTGTTTACCGGTTCATATCACCAGTAGCAGCAACAAAAGAATGGTTCACTATAGAACACATTGAAGAGATTACTCAGCTAGCAACTGACGCTGAAGGATTCTTCATACATAAACGCTAGCTAATGTGAATAGCCATCTGTCTGGACAAAGTCCAGACAGAGGCCTATTCACGTTTGGAGGAAAACAAAAAATGTCTGCTTCTATTAAACTGTACAAAATACACACCACAGGAAAAATTGGTTACTGGGAGTGTGTAGCAACAATGCCGGTATTCCCAGAATACCCAGCAACTCTACTGATGAAATCAGCTGGTTCCCTGGATGCCAAGTATGTTGAAACAACGGATCACATTAAGGGTAAGAACATTGGCAAAGCCAATGAAACAACTCCTTATGAACAGGCTCTCCTAGATATGGCTTCAAAAGCCAGAAAGAAAATGGACAAGGGTTACACTGAGAGTATGCCGGCGGCAGGAGAAGAAGCTACCAATACGCTTGGTTACGAACTCCCGCAGAAAGCAGCAACCCTAAACTGGAGCAAAATCGACAAAGATGTTGATTGGGAAAATGCCTACGCCCAAAGAAAGATTGATGGTCACAGAGCTTTGGTTAAAAACGGTATTATGTACTCTTCGGGTGGAAAACCTATAACCACATTGCCTCAGTTCAAAGGCTTAGGCTCTTACCTCCATTTAGATGGAGAGCTTTACCTTCATGGAAAATCTCTTCAGGAGATTGGTAAGTTGGTTAAGAAGTACCGCCCGGGTCAGTCAGAGAAAATTGAATACCATGTCTTTGACATTGTCTCTCCCAACCCATTCCTAGATAGGTACATATCGTTGGAATACTGGTTCACGCATGAAAACAAACACTCACAAATAAAGAAAGTTGAGACTTTTCATGTAGGTAACGCGAGTCAGCTAAGAAATCTTCATAACCAATTCATAGCGGAAGGCTATGAGGGCACTATGTTACGACAAGGAAAGAATGGATATAAAGGCGGAGCCAGATCCAAGGATATTATGAAGATAAAGGACATGGCTGATGCTGAGTATCTGATAGTCGACGTAATTGAGGGCAAGCCTGAGACAGTAGGTAACGAAGTATTTAAGGTAGCTATTTTTGTTTGTTATGACAAAGCAACAGGGGATAACTTCAATGTCCTGTCCCACGGAACCAGAGCAGACAAGCATAATCACATGCTGAACAGAGATACAATTATCGGCAAGAAACTAACAGTTCAGCATTTTGGCTTCACTGACAAAGGCCTACCAAACCTACCAGTAGCTAAATGCTTTAGAGAGGATTTGTAGCAGGGACTCCGTCCCTCGCTGCGCGTTCTTGTTTGGTATAGAATTAAATAGAAAGCAATAGGAGTGCGCACGATGGAAATACGACGATACAGCTTCAGTCCTGTTGAGCACACTGCAACAGAAAACAAGTACGGTAATTACGTCCGATACAGTGATGTGATAAATTTAAGCTTAGAGTATAGTACGGCACAGGCCGCTATTAAGGTTCTCAAAAATGACCGTGACTTACTAGTACAAGAACTGTTTGGTTTACAAGAACGTCTTGAGAGTTTACAACAGTATAGATTTATCAATTAAGGCACTTATTGGGCAATAAACGTAACACTGAAAGCATATCAAGAGGTTTGATGCAGCCTGTCCCCCAGAAATGCATCGTAAATTTTGAAGAAAATCCTTATAGTAGTAGGTTTTTTATTTAGACCCTGTTCCTCATGACGGGTGAGTAACGCTATACGGGTTTTCTTCAAAGTTAATTCAGATAAGGGTTCTGGGTAGTGTGGCCTAGCACACCGTTATGTATTTAAAAAGTTTGTCTCTCTCATGCCCAGAGCCCTTTTCTGAATTAATTTGGGCAAATGCCCAAGGAGAAGTAAAGTGAAGTTAAATCAAACTCAGCGTGGATTCGCTGTTAATAGAGTATTGGCCTTATCAAGCAAAGCTATTAGTAATTTGTATGTGGTTGATCAAAACAGATATTCACAGTATCTGACAGACTTTTCATTCACAGCTAATGAATTATTAGATCTTTGTTTACAAGGGCTTACGCCTAAAGAAGGAACCCTGGCTCACGGCAGAAATAGAAGCACTAATATTAAGCTTTTTTACTCTGAAAGTGAGTTATCTAACCTATTCGATATAAATGCTATTGAAGAGCTTAGGAAAAAGCACTATCCAACACTGCTGGGAAAGGAAGTCTATTTACTCCATAAGCCCAGCATGGAACAAACCTCCACTAGTAGGGCATTTCATTTTAGTGAACTTGCAGCTAAAGCAAACGAAATAGTTGAGCTCAACGAAAGCATCACACAAAAGATGAATATTGCTGATTTTGAAGAGTTCGTAGGGCTTCAAAACAAAGCTGAAAAAGTCTTTGGCCCCAATGGAGAATTTAATGCCTAAATTGACTAATGCTCAAGGGCTGTCAGACAGTATGGCGGTATGGTTAGCTGAGGATTCATACGATCATAATGATGATCCAATGACTATAAGTGCTACTGCACTGCTGAAACCAGTCAAACAGATAGTTCTGGCTTCACGTATGCCTCCAGGGGCTGGAATCAATGATATATCTAACCTCATTGCCTCCCGACTCGGGACAGCCATACACGAAAGCATAGAGCGCTCCTGGTTAAACAACCATGTTCAATCATTGGTTGATCTTGGTTATCCCAAGCGTGCTATTGATCTAGTAAAAATCAATCCTGAACCGGATGAGATTGATGAGGACACGATAGCTGTTTACATGGAGCAACGCTCTACTAAAAAGGTAGGCCCATACACAATTTCAGGCAAGTTCGACTTTGTTGCTAATGGAAGGCTGGAGGATTTTAAAACCACCGGTACCTTCACATACATTAAGCAAACCAATAACCTGAAGTACATTCAGCAGGGCAGTATTTATCGTTGGCTCAACCCAGCTATTATTACTGATGACCACATGGCTATTCAGTTTATCTTTACTGATTGGCAGGCAATGATGGCTAAATCAAGTAGTAACTATCCCAAGACTAGGGTCCTGGAATTAGTTCTGCCTCTGAACTCTGTTGAACAAACACAAGCATTTGTGGAAGCAAAACTAGCTAAAATCGAAAAATCGATGCAGCTGGCTGAGGAAGATATTGATCCTTGTAATGACGAAGAGTTATGGCGTTCAGAACCTAAGTTTAAATACTACAAGGCCGGTAAAGTGTCGCCTAGAAGTACTAAAAACTTTGACAGTATGCTGGATGCTGGAAACTATAAAACTGCTAACGGCGGTAAAGGTTTGATCGTGGAAGTAAAAGGGGAAGTAAAGGCATGTAAGTACTGCCCAGCAGCTCCTATTTGTACGCAAAAGGATCTTTATATAGCTAATGGCACATTAAAACTTTAGGAGGCTTTTATGCCTATTCCAATACTACGCACCATATCAGTAGCTGCCAGTACTGTAGGCATGCTGCAGTCTATTTTGTACTTCTTTACGGGTGATTCTCCTAAGGAGCCAGTTGCTATATTGGCGACTGCTAAGATCCGTAAGAAGCGTGACACCACAAAGCTGACTCAGCGGGATTACGATTTTATTTGTAAAGCTCGTGCAGAATGGGTTGAGCACAATGACAACCTAATATCTAAATCTGAAAGACTGCCCTTGCAGAGGCTAGTTGAGGTTATCAATCTCAATCTAGGCATGGACAAATCTACCAGAGCCTTAGGACGAGTATGGTCAGGTGAAATCAGCAGAGACTCCCTACCAACAGGCGAAAAATACCTTAAGGACCCATCATGAAGAACTTAGACGAGCTTGAATACCACCCTACCTCAGAAAAGGTAGTGGAAGCTCTCTGCAATAAAACTCAAAGTAGCAATCACCAATTCTTCAGGGTGCTTGTAGGCTATTACTTTGCAAAAATTGCCTCAATGATGCGAGCCAAAATAGATACACATGACCGGGGTTTGATCCCTGTAAATATGTACGCTATGAATCTTGCTAGTTCAGGCCAGGGTAAAGGCCATTCTACTAATATTGTAGAAGAGCAGGTCATTAATGGGTTTCGAGAAAGGTTCCTATCAGAAACTTTCCCCACTATGGCCGAAAGAAACATAGCTAGACTAGCAGTGAAGAGAGCTCATAAAAAGAGCTTAACCACTCAGTCGACTGTAGATCCAGATGATGAGCTTATTAAAGTTCAGAAAGAGTTTGATCTATTGGGTGCTTTAGCATTTTCCTTTGACTCAGGTACCACAGCAGCTGTTAAACAGATGCGGCATAAATTACTTATGGCAGGTGCCGGCTCCATGAATATGGAGATTGATGAAATTGGCTCAAATTTGCTGGGTCAGGTTGAAGTGCTTACAGCGTTCCTGGAACTGTTTGATGTTGGTAAAATCAAGCAGAAGCTCATCAAGAATACGACAGATAGTATCCGTAACGAAGAGATTGACGGTAAGACACCTACCAACATGATGTTGTTTGGTACACCGTACAAGCTCCTCAATGGAGGCAGGACAGAGGAAGAACTAATGTCCATGCTAGAGACAGGCTACGCTAGACGTTGTATCTTCGGGTACAGTAGGACACCTCCTGCAAAGTCCAAGCTCACAGCACAACAAGTCTATGCAATGCTGACAGATAAGACAGTCGACACATTTTTGAAAAGTCTATCTGATAAGCTTGAAGACTTGGCTGATCCAATACATTTTGGTAAGAAGCTGTCTTTATCCAAAGATGTAAGCTTGCTCATCATTGAATACAAACTCTATTGTGAGGATATTGCTCACAACTACTCTGATCATGAGGACATCAAAAAAGCTGAGGTGTCTCACCGGTATTTTAAAGCTATGAAGCTTGCCGGCGCCTATGCATTTGTAGATGGCAGTCCAAGTGTGGAAGAAAGCCACATGTATAACGCTATTAAGCTGGTTGAGGAATCTGGTAAAGCATTCAATGAATTGCTGACCAGGGAACGCAACTATGTGAAATTGGCTAATTACATTGCCGGCATAGGCCGGGACGTAACCCATGTAGATTTGGTAGAAGAATTGCCATTCTATAAGGGACCCAGTTCACAGAAAAGTGAACTGATGACATTGGCTATTGCCTACGGCTACACGCATAACATTATTATTAAGAAATTTTTTAATAATGGGATTGAGTTTCTGCGAGGGGAGTCCCTTAAGAAAACCAATCTAAGCAAGGTAGTTGTGTCTTACGGTACTGGTTTAGCTGAAGGCTATCTCAACGAAGAGGTTCCATTCGATCAGCTGCATAACCTAACCCAGGGTGATGGATACCATTGGGTAGCTCACCACCTTACCGATGGCTATCGCAAAGAAGAAAATGCTATCCCGGGCTTCAATCTAGTTGTGATTGATGTGGATGGAGGAGTCAACATGGAGACTGCGAAGATGTTGATGCGGGAGTACAAATTCCTAATGTACACCACGAAGAGACACACTCCTGACAACCACAGATACCGCATGATATTCCCTATCAATTACACGCTCAAGATGGACGCTAAAGACTACAAGGAGTTCATGGCCAACATTTATGAATGGCTACCTTTCGGAGTTGATACAGCAACTAATCAGAGAGCTAGGAAGTGGATGTCACACAACGGAACCCATGAGTATAACGATGGAGTAATGTTGGATGCACTGGAATTTATTCCTAAGACTACCAAAAACGATGAACGTAAAAAGGTCATAAGCGACCAGCAGTCTCTCACTAATGTGGAGAGATGGTTCGTCAATAATACCGGTATGGGAAATAGATCAAACCAGTTAATCAAATATGCTCTGCTCTTGGTAGATTCTGGAATGACTATTGAGGAAGTCAGCAACAACGTATTGGCTTTAAATAATAAGTTGCAAGACAAGATGGGAGAGGCAGAAGTTATGTCCACCATAATGATCTCTGCAGCTAAAGCTATTCAAGCAAGAGAAACTAAATAGGAGAAGCATTATGGTTGCGTTTAACGACAACCTAGTTCTAATAAGTGGGATAAGTGGCTCAGGTAAATCAGCCTCTCTCAGGACTATTAAAAACCCTAAAGGGGTGATGTATCTGAACACTGAGGCTAACAAGAAACTACCTTTCCCAACTCAGTTTGAGTGCTACAACGCTACTGATCCTTTGTACCTAAGGGACGCTATCATAGCTGCGGAAGATATGCCCCACATCCACACTATTGTTGTGGATTCACTGACATTCATGATGGATCGATTCGAGTCCCTATACATTTCAGGTGCTACAGACACCATGAAAGGCTGGGCAGATTACAATCAATTCTTCAAACAGTTGATGCAAGAGACCGTTGCCTCATCAACTAAGAATGTCTACTTTTTGGCGCATACCCTGGCTATATTGAATGAGAATGAAGCAGTCATGGAAGTCAAAGTACCTATCAAGGGTGCTCTGAAGAACAATGGTATTGAAGCGTATTTCTCAACGGTAGTGTCTACAAAGAAAGTAACCATTAAGGAACTAGAAAAGTATAGTTCCCCGCTATTGAATATAACGGAAGAAGAGAGGGAGCTTGGCTACAAGCACTGTTACCAAACCCGACTTACCAAGAAAACAGTCAATGATAGAATACGTGCCCCTATGGGCATGTGGTCTATCTCTGAAACTTACATTGATAACAATGTAGAGTTTTTAACTCAGCGTTTACATGAGTATTACGCTGTAATTTAATTTTAAAGGAAAACAAACCATGTCTAAATTATCTAGCTTAGCAGTAAACGAAAAAGCAACTGGCGAAACTAACCACCTAGGTGGTTTCTCTATCATGGAATCTGGTCTTTATGATTTCAAAATCAAAGCTGCCTACCTGATCAAGTCTCAGCATGGTGCCACAGGTGTTGTACTAGATCTCGAGGGTCCTAATGGATCTCGATTCAGTCCTACTACCTATGTCACCAACCGCAAAGGTGAAACTACTTACGCGGATAAGCAGGACAAAACCAAAGTGCATCATTTGCCTGGTTTTAACCAGATGAATGCTGTCTCTTTGTTGGCACTGGGTAAGCCTTTGAGTGAGCTTGAGCCAGAAAACAAAGTAGTGAATATTTATAGCTACGAGCACAAGAAAGATGTTCCTACCGAAGTGGAAATGTTGGTTGAATTGATCGACTTGCCAATTACCATGGGCATCATGAAGATTGTTGAAGACAAGAACAAGAACGTAGCTGGTCCAGGTGAAACTCCTAACTACCAGCCTACTGGCGAAGTTCGTACCGTCAATGAAATTGACAAGGTATTCCGTACTGAAGATGGTCTTACTGTACCTGAAGTTTTGGCTGAAGAAACTGAAGCCAAATTTAAGGACGATTGGTCCAAGAAAAATACTGGCCGAGTTTACAACAAAGCCAAGCATGCTGGTGCAGGCGCCAGTACCGGTACTCCTGCAGCAGCAGCAAAGCCTACTTCGTTGTTCGCAGCTAAACCTCAGTAAAAGGTGGTTACATGGGGCACTCTACCAATAAAGACACAGTTTTCGTTGGGATTGATCCAGGTGCAAGTGGCGCTATATGCGCCCTAAATGTAATTAACCATGAAGCTATTTTTCAGCTAACCACAACCAATCCAGAACATTTGATGGATTGGTTTGCACAGCTGAAAGCTGAGTGCGATGTTCGCATGATAATGATTGAGGATGTTCATGCTATTCCAGGAGCTTCTGCAGGATCAAACTTCAAGTTTGGTTACAACGTGGGTATCGTTAATACAATAGCAGAAGCAACTGGTCTAATGGTCGACAATGTAACACCGAAGAAGTGGCAGAGTGGTGTTGGATTGACAGTATCAGCCGACATCAAAGGCGCTGCAAGGCAGAAGAAGATCAAGGGTGGGGTAGCTGATATTTGTAGTAGGCTTTACCCAAAAATACCCATACGTGGGCCCAAAGGAGGTCTCATGGATGGCAGGAGTGATGCTCTAATGATTGCACACTTTGCCTCCTTGAAATACTCACAACATTTGAAATAGGCATTAAATTATGAAAATTGTTTTGCAAGAAGACGACCTACTTGAAGCCGTAGTAGCATTCTTAAAGAATGCTGGCTTCACAGTGGATGAGAACAACGTTGAGTTCTCTCAGCAAGAAGGTGGTGACGAGTTCATGGCTACTGTGGATATTGCTACTTATGTAGCGAAGCCTGTAAGTGCTGAGCCAGAACAAGCTACTGAACCTAAGCCTGTTACGCGTCGTAAGAGACGCAGCAAAGAACAAATTGCTGCAGAACTTGCGGTTGAGAAAGCAGAGTATGTGCCTGCAGAAGTAAAAGCAGAAGAACCAGAGCCGGTAAAAGTAAGAGAAGATATTCCGCCTTTTGAGGTGGATGAGCCGGTCAAGGCTAAGGAGCCTGTATCTTCTGGTTTATTCAAGCAAGCACCACAGCCATCCATTGACTTGGCTGCGTTAGAAGCACTGGAAGAAGACAGTGTAGAAGTAGAAGTAGAAAAAGAAGTTGCACCAGCAATGGCAGGGCAAAGCTTGTTTACTAAACGCCCTGCCTAAACCCAGGAGAAGACTATGAAGAGTATTTCCATGCTGCTCAAGGGAATATTTTACTTATCCATAGGTCTATCAGTAGTCCTTTTCATAGGCCTACTGACCACATTTGGGGTATTTATCCTAGTGGGAATCATAATCTTCTATATCATTTTTGAGTCAGTAACCGGGCATTGGCCCGGTGAACCCAAAGCTAAATCTAAGTCCCAAGAGCAGCCTTAGCTACAGCTACTGCAGGAGCATTGCTAGCACCTGACAATCCAACTTCCACTATGTTACTGAATGTTCTATCCCAGTTCTTAGTGAGAGCAAAACTCTCAGTTACGTTAGGAGCATCTACCAAACTAGCAGTTATCAGCGTTGAAATAGCCTCAACAGGATGATCCCTGAATGTCTCCAGCATAACCATCTGCACTCGCAGAGCATACTTGGAGAACCAGACAAATCCAGTATCGTTAAAGAACTGAATCCATCTATTGGTGGGTAGGTCATAGTTAATAAATACATGAACTACCTTTCCAATAGATTCTTCTCTACTTAGCGGATTTTTAGCTCTCTTCATTTGGTGTTGATGCAGAGCATAACGGGCAACAAAGTCACTCATCAGCACAGCGTTGTTCATTACTTTGTAAAAAGCAGTGTCTCTGGACATATAAATATTTTTAGCCACGGTTTTAGCCAACTCAGGTACATTCTTAGTCAGCTCTTCTAACTTATCTCCAAGTTGAGATTTGTAAGAGAATTTATCCTCTCCCTGATCCAAGTCCTCAACCAAGGACTGCATAGCGCCGGCCTCCATCAAATCATGAATAGGGCTGGCCATCATTTCCTTTTCTAGTTCAGCTATCCTTGCTATCAGAATCCGCTCATCCCTAGGATTTTTAATAACAGAAAACGCTCTCATTTTACTGAGTTCCAATTTACTGTCGTTACTTTCCTGATGAGCTCTCTGATACGCAGGGAGAGCTTTACCAGCCTCATACTGCAGTCTGATAATGTCTGAGGTAGAAACACCGTGCATCCTAAGTAGGAACGCGTTTGATATAAAGTTAGCCGCAGTTACAACACCAATTTTAACTACAATGAAGTCTTTGGCTTCCTTGGTTAGTTCACCCAACACCCTTCCGCTTACTGAAACAGCATGTTTAACACCAGGACTCATACTTTCCTTGATGTCAAACATTGCCTGCTTTGCAAACCTTAACGCAGCGTTGTGTACTCTATCAACATCAGCCTGTGTCATGTCCATCCATTCTTGAACACTTACTTTTCGGTTACCCAAAAATAGTGGCACAAGATCCTTCCGGACAAACATACCATTCGTACCCCAAACTTCTTTAATGTTTTCACGAGTTTGTGTAGGAAGCATTTGATACTGCTCCCTATGCTCAGCCTTCATAGAATTAGGACCAATCCATACATACACATTAGAGTGATCTTTAGCTTCTTTTGTGTAGTTGTCATAGAGAGCCTGAATGGCCTCTTTGTTAATGTGCCTAGAGCCTATTTTGTTCACAGTGTTGCTGGCAGTTATACCAAGCAGCTCATCAAAACCTAGTCTTTGTTGATATATGTCATCTTTTGCACGCTCATCCATCTCGTAGTGGTAGTCAATGGCTCCACCATTTGGAGAAAGAATAGGAATCAAAATGTTAGTGCTAGGACTCAGCGGAGGTAATCTGCTGTTGAACATTTCCTTAATAGCATGTCTTTTGTTCTTAGCAATAGTAGCTATTCTGGCATCAATTTCAGCAGTAGTTACATTAGGATTAGTCTGACGCATGATCTTAGCAATGTCATGACCAGCTCTGTGCATCGCAGTATTCGATAGAACGCCTGAATTGTATGTTGCTAGAGAGGCATCCTTAGAAATGAACATGTACACATCTTCGCCACCAGCCATTATATCTAGCTGATCACTGTTAACTTTTCTGTCCTGCATGACAAAGTTTCTTGCTTCCAGTCCAGCTTTCTCGGACAAAGGAGCGTATATGACACTTATCTGGTCGTTCAGGATAGGCTTCAAGTAACCCTTGGCTATGTTTACCCGGTCACCCTCAAAAGTATTTTCAGCAGCCAATTTCTTAATGTCATTGTGTACTGAGATGGTAGTAAGTACACCGCTATCAATACCCCGGGCTCCTTCAGCTACCATTAAGCCGTACATCAAACCTCTGTTAGCTGTTGCAGTCATCTCAATGGCTTGCAACGAAGCAAGATGATCAAGCTTAGTTATGAGAGCTTCTCTGTTTGTGAAGCTGCCAATTGCGGCACCAGTGATGTCCTCAGCTTCCATGACGATGTTGTGGGCGTTTTTGCTTAGATGATGCTCAATCACCTTGCCTGTAACCATATATGCAGCCAAGGCCCTAGCAGAGCGTTGTAGGAAGTGCGTCAAATCTCCTTCCTGAACACCCTTAACAGGATCTTTTATGTAAGTGGCATTCAATTCAGCGTGTATCTTGTCAATCTCAGCAGCTGCAGCACCGCTGTTAGGATCTACAAAGTCCATGAGTTGCTGAACTGAGTAGTGAGTTAACAGAGAACTTGCATCAGTCTTGAGCAGAACCTTGGTGATAGCCACTTTAAGGGCATCGCTTAGAGGATGCAGGAATGCTTTGTTCACAGTACGCAGCACACTCTCAGATGCATGCAAACTGGCTTGGTCAACAAATTTATTCTTAAGCATCAATAGGTTATGTGCCCAACCATTGGTTGGAGTACGACCTCTCATCTCAGTCCAAAGCTCTTGAGCAAAACCATATTCAGCATTAGATAGAGCTGATTGTCTTTTACGCAATTGCTCGTAGAAAGATGTAGGCACCACAGTATTGCCCAATTTGATAAGGTTACTACCTAGCTTAACGAAGTTATTCTTGGAGTTACTTGCTGCTTTAGAATTGGCAACCTTAACCAACCCCTTGTTCATAGAATTAATAGCTAGACTGACCGGATAGGATACGGCCTTATTAACCGTATCAAGAGTAGCGAGCATAGGCGCCTTCTCTCTTAACTCAATCCCAACTAACTCTTTAACCAAGGACTCCAGCTGTACATCAGCAGTATTGTTGTAGGCCTTATTGAACTTCTTAACAACAAAGTCCATAGCAACCTTCCATACCTGCAACAGCTTGTCGACCAAGCTCATGTTGCCCATGGATTTAAGAGTTTCCTTAGTGTTAACTTTCTCACTTGCTAGCAGAGTTTTGAATCTTTCATTACTCAGACCAAGAGCAGCAAACTCGTGCAAGCTCTCGCCGGTAGCATTATTGAAGATGTGATCATATCTAGCCTGAGCAGCATCATACTCTGTAGAATAAGTTGGATCATTCTTAGGTAAGCCAAGATCAGCAAGGAAGTCTTCAACAGAAAGCTTACGCTTGGCAATAGTCCACAAACGTTTAATATCGCGTCGTGCATCAGAGTGGCTATCGAGCAACGTACCGATGATTGCGTGGATATGCTCATGCACAAGAACTTCCTGTGCTGACATTTGAATCCCATTCACCTTAGCAGAACTTCCAGGTCTAGGCGGATTAGTCTGAGCAGCAATTAGAATGTCTATGGTTCCATCAGTTTTAAGATGGTATTGACCGGCAGTCTCGTTGTCGGAATCGTTCCTAAACCTCAAATTTATAGGAGTGAGTACCCGGCTAACAACATCAGATATTATTCTAGTCAAGTGCTGGGTATGGGCTGCAGAATCCTTAACGTTGCCCTTATCAGCCATCTTGTTAAAGATGTCTAGGATATTCAGGCTGTTAACTGTTACGGCCGGATCTGTAAAAGCATTTTTATCCACACCAACAGTAGAGGAGCCAAGCTCAAGCTTGTTAACCAGATCCATCACAGCTTCATCAGAGAACTTGTCGGCAGTAGCCCGGTCATTGGTTAAGTTACTAATGACTGTCTCAATGGTGTCACCGTTACGCAAAGAGTCTCCAACTATATTGGCTAATTCTAAGTTAGCAGAAGGTACATCCATCAGGTACTCAGCCATAGCTAGATCAACTTCTTCAGCTGTCAGTTCCATGGTTGGATCAAAGATGTGTTCATTGACAGATCGAGCATGCCGTAGTGCATCAATAGCTAGCTCATGTGCTGCTTTATCAGCAGCATCAGCGTCAAGATCAAACTCTTTCATGACGATAAACGCACCAGCCTCAGAATAGTACTGGTTAACCTCTTGCATAGCAGCTACTTGAGCTGCGTGCACTACTTTGGTTCTGGCGAGAGTCTGCTCAGCTTTTTGATTAATTGTATCTAGGGTTACCGGCGAGTCATCTAACACCCCAAAAGCATTTGGCTTATTCTGTAGGTGCTCATCTTCTTTTATCTGAGTGTCCAAAGTACTTTTCATGTCTGCAGCTTCAACAGAAGGCAGAGAATCCAGTAACTTGTCAAACGCTGTGCTAGCTCCACTATAGGAAGCATGCATCATCTCAAACAGGTTAGTCTGTGATAACACCTCAGCAGTAGCTTCATTCAATGCTTTAGCAGCTTCATTCAGTATTTCTGAGTTAGTGATAATTGCATCGTGAATACCCAGAGCTCTCAGCTTACTCAAAGCCAAACGCATGATGGTTGCATCAATCATCTGCACAGCCATAGGCCCAAAGGAAACGCCAGGGTCTGCAAGCTGCTTTATGTTTATACCTGCAGCAACACTCCTAGTAGAAGTCTGTGTGCCCTTGGCGGCCAAGCTAGGGGCATCCTCAGCAGTAACTACATTCTGTCTACCAAGAGGACTGTCTTTAGTAGTTAAACCACCAAAGAAGATACCAGCTTCTTTGTCCCCTTCTCTCTCAGAAAAGTATGAGTGCATACCCGGCTGGTATACTTTTACTGCAGCACGTAATTTCTCGATATACTTAGTCGGTAGATTATCTAAAGGCTCACCCTTCTTATTAACAGCAATCACACCCTCTTCAGCTAATTTCTTAACCATGTCAGCATGTAATTTCGTATAAGCTATGTTGTACATCTTAGCCATAACGTTGCCTAATTTAACGGCAGTTGTTCTGGTTTCAAGGAATGTGCCGTACTCAGTCTCTAGAGCCTTACCTAGAGGTTTTCCATAAGCGCCATAGATGGCACCACCTAGTTGCTCTTCCATAGCAGGAGTAATAAGTATTTCTTCCAGGTTAGCCTTCAAATCTGTGTAATTAATTTCCATAACAAGACCAGTAGCTTCGTAGAATTGGTGAACAATAAATTCTACTTCAGCTGCATCTTCAGATAAGAAAGCAGCAGCTAACCTTTCATGAGTTCGTTTTATGGCACTAGCTGTCAAACCTTTCATGATGGCTCCAACACTCGAACCATACATGGTTTGCATTAATGGGCCCTTACCCATGTCACGACCATCTACACCAAGTTCCACATCAAAGCTTTTTACAGAGCCCAGGTTATTAACCACCAGTCTGGTAGAACCTAGGTCACCAACCAACAGTCTGGTAGCAATTGATCCAGAGATGTCGAACTTCCTTTTAATAGCTTTTTTGTCCTGAATCTGTATCTGTCTAAGCCAAGCAAGGGATAAAAACTCATAATGATCCAAATGGTCTGGAGCAATTCTCTGCTCATTATAAGGGATAGCATCTCCTCTCCCCATAATGATTCCGCCTCTTGTGCCTGCTGCTATCGCCTGCTTAAGAGAGGTGTATGAGTTAAACAGAAACATGGCTAGGGTTGGGCCGTTAGCCACACCATCTACTTCGGCAAGTAGCGAGGACTCAAAGCTGTCTTGATTATTCTCCAAACCATTCATGTAGGCTGCATAGTTAACCAGCGCATTCAAGCCATGGACCTTACCGCCCATTACCTCAATACCGGCCATGACCTTAGCCCGGGCTTCATCTTTACTACCAAGAGTGTCTTCTAAGGCAGCATAGTTGGTTTTCCCTTTGTGCTCACCTTCCTGCTTTACAACAGTATCCGCACCAAAGCGGATTACTTTTAGCGCACGCTTTTGTATCTCTAGTGTCTTGCTATTTACTGGCTCTGTTGTACTCTCAGTAGCTAACTCGCCCAGTTCTTCTACTAATTGGAGCACTAGATGTGCCTCAGGATTTCCATCCCCATATTTAGTCGCACCTTTATTAGCGCGTGCTTTTCTTTCAGTATTATCGGCATTTTCATCGGCTGTACGTACCCAAACCAATGCTTTCGCAAGTAATGGCTTAGCCTGCTCAATAGTTAGGTCGCCGGAGACAATGCTCTCGTAGATACTAAACACTTCTTTCTGTGATACAGCTATTGAAGCTTCTGTTGGAGTTTTATTATAGCTGCCCTCAGGTGCTGCAATACCTAACAAATCCATGAGAGTAGTTACGTCTGCATTCTCACTAGTAAAAGCTTCAGTTTCTTTACCCACAGTTGTAGATGAATCTGCAATAATTGTGTCAAAGGTGCCTTTAATAACCCCCAAGGCTTTATCTTTAGCATCTTCAGCACTGTAAGTATCAAACCAATTAAGAGCTTCTACTGCAGCATCCAAGGTAGTCT